TTCATTTGCTGAATATCTATTACCAATTATTTCAGAATAATCTTGATTAATTCTCATAAGAGCATACCTAGAGTTTAAAAACTCTGTTATAGACATATTAATAAATTTATCTTTTTCATCATTTTGAAAATATGGTTGATTTGCTTTATCTAATAATAAATCTAAATATTCGTACGCATCTGTGAGTGTCATTCGTTATTACTTTTTTAAATTATCTATTTCTTTTTCTATTTCAGAAATTGCAGAACCAGCTCTTAGTGGATGTTGTTCCACTTCTTCTAATTCAATAGTTTCTTCTACAGGTGCTACTCCAGTTCTAAGTTGGTGTTTTAATAATGCGTATGTATCACCATTATCTTTTAACCATACAATAGCCTGGTCATCTGTCATACCTATATTAAGTGTATTATGTTTCCATACACCATTAACTTTTGTTAAAAGTTTTTCGTTAAAAGCTTTTTTCAAAAATATTCTATGTTCTTTATCAATGTCGTTTAATTGTTCTAGGAACTTTGCTGGTTTTGTACTCGCGTGTTGTATTATTTTAGCTCTTAACAACATTTCTTGTAAAGTACTATCCAGTCCAAGTAATAAAGCAAAATCTTTTAATTCTTGTTCTTTTAGTTGTGAAGCTGTTGTTACAGCTTGTGCTGACAAAATTGATGTTTCTGCATTCTGTCTTTCTGTTGCAGACACATCTTCAACTATAAACTTTTTTATTAGAGGGTGGTCTTTTAAAAACTCATATACAGACTTGTCGTACTCGTCATTTATATTAAGTGATACAACTGCGTTAAACATTTCATATCCACTTGTTTCTAATCCATTTATGTCTATTAATTTTTGTATTTTACCTCTTTTGTCTTTGTAAGTACCAAACTTACAGTAATTAAATTTTTCTGGTTTTCTTGCTTTAATTAATACGATGTGTTTCATTTTATTTATTTTTTATTAATACTCCCTATTTATTTGGATAATTTCTTACCCTTATTTTCTTTGATTATTCTTCCGTTTTCTACCCATGTTTTATTAGCAGATTCTGTTCTCCATTTGAATCCAGACTGCCCACCTATGTAAAATCTTTTTTTGTTTTTATCAGCTTCTGCAGCTTTCTTTTTTAAGTAATCTGGGTCACCTGATAAATCTTGTAAATATTTCATTAAATTCATAGTCTTCGTTTTAAGAATTTGGAGGAGCCGAAACTCCTCCTTAATTCTATTTAATTGCTATTAACTAAATGTTATATGTGCTTTATCAGCAGCTAGTCCAAATACATAATAGCTTACACCATCACATATTAAACTTACTCTATCACCTTTAGTAGCACCAGATATAAAAGTAATAACATCTACTCCAGTACCTTCAGTTACTGTTTGCGCAGCTCCATCTTCACCATCTATACTATGACCGTGAATATTGTCGCCATCACCTGCAGTAGCTTCTATAGTTACAGCATTAGTGTCAACTGTCCCTAAGATAAAAGTTGCGTTCCAACCTTCTCCTGCGTCAGCCGCATTTGGTAATGTGATTGCAAAAGCAGCAGCTTGATTAATCATTATAACACTTCCTGAATCACTCGCGGATAGTGTAGCAGCAGCTTTTACGTGTTTTAGAGGCATTGCTTGTCTCAGTTTTGGTACATATATTGCTTGTTCACCACTAGTTAAAGCAGTTCCAGATAAATCTGTACCTGTTAAGAACCCAGTAATAGCTGTTCTTAGTTTGTTAAAATCAAATTTTATTGCCATTTTTTTAAATTTTTAAAGTTTGTAAAAAGGAGACCTGCATAAAGGCACTATCTTCTACAGGCCTCCGTTAATTAATTGTTATTAGTCGGATTTAGCATAGTTCGCTACAGCAGTTATGTCTGCGTGAGCAAATACATTGTTTAAACTATCAGCTATTGTAACAGCTCCGCTTGCAGTTGCAGCGATTCTTGCTACTTCTTTAGCTACTTCATCAGCTTTGTTTGCTGTACATGTTAGTTCAACACTACCTGCACCACCATCATCTCCCGCGAAATGAATGTCGATTGCAGTTGTACTTAAAACTTCTATGTGATGTATTTTCTCTACGGACACATAAGCACCATCAGTTGCACTTACTATAAATCCTAAAAAAGCTCTTGGCATATTTTCTAAATTTTTAAAGGTTAATAATTACGATACACTTAATATACCACAAGATAATGGGTTTCTAACTACGATACCAGTTTCAGAAAGCACGTGTGCTTCGAACTTGTCATCAGCGTTAGCAGCCAACATTGAACTTTGGTCATAAGGGTTTACCATTCCAGAAACATATTTCTTAATCATACTTCTGTTAGTTCCCTCAGCTCCTTTAGTAACTAACTCAACATTAGATACACCAGAAGTACTTCCGAAGTCCATGAATACCATCTTAGCAGACTCTTTTAATCTGTTGTCACCAAATGAATTAGTTCCACCAGCAGTAGAGTGTAAGTGTGGGTCATCGAACACTGGACAGTAAGCGATTGTAATTTTGTTTCCTAAAGCTTGGTATGAAACGAAGTTAGCTCCTAAGTCTACATTTCCGCTTACACCTGACATAGAACCACCAGTAAACGCTCCCGCTGGGGCAACGATTAAATCTTTCATAGCTCTATGGAACGCTAATCTACCTTCAGTACCAGTAAATACTACGTACTCGTTACCTTCTGATTGAGTTGCGTTAAGTGATAATTTAGCAATAAACTCAGTAATAATATCTTCAGTTAAAGACCCCATAGAATATGAAGCTTGGTTTGAAGAATCAATTTGAGCTAATAAACCATCACCTGTAATGATAGAAGCAGCTGCAGTTCCTGAAGTTCCTAAAGCAGAAGAAGTTAAAGCTCCTGGTCTTGCTACTGTAGTAGTTTCATTAGTTACAGACTTTCTTCCGTACCATCTTTGTAGTTCTTGTTGGTACATAAACTCGTCCATCATCATTTGTTCTCTTGTAAAGTACCATAATCTAGAACCATTGTTTTCAATCCAAGAAATATCAGTAAGGTCTTTACCTGTTACTGTACATTTCTTTCTCATTGTAGTTAAATAGTTCTTATGTGTTGATGGGTAGTAGAAGTTCTCACCTACATCAGCTCCGTTAGAACCATTTGGAAATGCAGAACCGATAGAAGCAATAATAGCTTCATCAGCAACATCTGTTTCTAATAGAGGTTGTGCAGTCGCGTCTACCATTTCAAACTTTACGATAAAGTCTGTAGCAGCTGCTGAAGCAGATGTATTAGCAATTGGGTCTTCTACAACGATAGCAGTTGCTCCTGATTGGAATCTTACCATATCGAACTTGTTTAAGAAGTCACCAGTTCTATCTGTAGCTGTACCATCAATTATAATTTCAAATACATCACCATTAGCATCAGCTCCATCTAAAATTATACCTGTAGACGATGTTGGTGAAGATGTAAATGCTGTATCAGCAGACACTCCTTTAAAGAAACCTGTAGAATATGATGGTCTATTGTATCTTCCCATTACCTTCCACTCGAACGAGTTGTCTCCTAATACTTTTTCTTGTGCGAACCTTCCAGTTCTTTCTAATAAATACGTAGCTGAGTATCTTGGATATTGCTGAATTAAAGTCCTAGCAATTTCTGGATACTGCATTAAAGCTGTATTTAGGGCGTTTTCTGCGGTAGTACCATTTCCGTACTCACCTGAATAAACTTTTGCCATTTTTTTAAATTTATTAATTAAACATTATTTTATTTTGTTCAATTAACTTTCAACTCTAGCAGACTTTGTCTTACTTTTTTTATCTACTCGCTCATGAACGCTTTTGGGTCAAAACCTTTACTTTTCGGTTGATAGGTATTTCGGCTTCTTCCCGTGTTAAGGCTTGGCGATTGTATTTTGTCCATAAGACTCTTACTACCCTCGTTACGACCTTGTGAACGAAGAATGTCTTTAATTTGGTCTTTGTATAACATAAACATGGCCACATCTGCAACATTGGCATGGTCTGACCATAATTCTTTTGACATACTATTAACAGCAAATCTGTACGCTTCTTCTTTCTGTTGTTTCGTTATTTTCCCGCCCATAAACCTGTCCATATTTTTAAATTGCTTTTGCAATCCTTTTCTAGCTTCCTGAACTTTTCTATTTTGTTCTTCCTTAGTTTGTTTTGTTTCTCTTACTAAATCTTGTCTTTGTTGCTTTATAGCGTTTTTAATGGTTCTTTTGATTTCTCTACCTTTTAAAGCAATCATACCATTTTTCATCATTTTGTCTACAGTGTCATCTATTTCGTCATCTGTTAGACCATCTGCTTTTAGCTCTTCTATAACTAAATCTTTATTCGAGAAAGACAAATAAGTTTCTAATGTTCTTATTTGTTCGTTTGAAACTTCTTCAGGTTGTGGTTCCTCTTGTTTATTGTTGAGAGCGTTAAGACTTTCTCTTATCTCGTCTTTTGAAGCTCCTTCCATTCCAAGTTGTTTTGAAACTAAGTCCCAATTAATTTCATCTCCTGATTCATTAGTCTCTTCTGTACCGTCCCAGTTATAAGTTTCTTCTTCTACTTCTGATTCTTCTTTTTCTTTTTTTTCCCAAGACCATCCGTCTTCTTCTTCTTCTGTTTCTACAGATTCATCTGTAGTTTCTGTTGTTGTTTCCGTAGCTATTGGACCAACTTCTCCTGTTGGTTCGTCTTGTGTAAAAGCTAGTGGATTAAACTTGTTTAAATCGTTTTCTTCTGTAGCAGGCGTATCATTTACAACCTCTTCTACTAATTTTGAATTTTCTTCTGACATATTATTTTATTTTTTGTTCCCTATCTGCAAATATACAAATTAATTTACATTTTTTTCTTTTGCTCTTATAATATCTTGTATTGATGGTTTTTCACTAGGTGGACCTTGACTCTCCGCTGACTTAGAAGCAGCTTCTTTTCTCATGTCTGCCTCTACGTCACTATCATGCATATCACGCTTGTCATCTGACGACATACGAGCAACTTCTAATCTAGACTCAGCTCCGATTTCCGCCACTCTTATCTTAGCTTCATTATCTATCTGTTTCAATTGAGCTTCTCTTTCAAACTTTTGTTGTTCCATTTGTTCTTGCATTTGCATTTGTTGCATTGCTTGTTGTTGTTGTTGTGCAGCTTGTTCTTTTATTTGGTCCATACCTTTTTCTAAAACTTTTTCAGCTTCAGTCATTGTATCAGCTTTAATAACTTTTAATATATTTAAGAAATCTATTTGACCTGATTGTAAAGCTGATTGTGCTAATTGTTGTACCACTTGTTTCATAGCGTCATCTTTACCACTGTCTCCAACATATACACCATAATCCTGTAAAGCAATATCAGGCATTACACTGATAAATTTATACGCACCATCTCCTAATATTAAAGCTGCTTTCTTTCCGTCCGCCCAAGCAATCTTCATATAGTTTGCTAGTCTTTCTAAAACTCTTTGTTTTACTTCTGCATGTGAATAGAACCATGACTCTGTTATAGTAGAAGATTGTACTACACTTCTTTGTACATTACCTACATATTCATATTGACCTACAGCACCTTCTCTTTGTCTTGTAACACCAGATAACTGACCAGCCATATCCTCTAACATAATTTTTAAATTAATTAGTTGTTGTACAGATTGTGATAATGTAAAATCGACTTGTTGAAACTGATTAAATGAACTTACTTGTCCTCCTTCGTCTTTAGAGTTGATTGGTATAATACCATCTGTTTTTAAATGATACAATACAGTCTGCATGTCCATACCTACATTGGTTGGTATTTGTGAAGTATCGTATACCACAGCTTTACCACCTGAACGA